TCATAGTAATATGCTGAAAATACAGACTCAATATTACAGTATGATTTACCTGTATTATCCCTAGTATCCTTTGTAAAATATACCCTTCTATCAGTAGTTTTAGATACTTGAAAAACATCACTGTATTTTCTATGACGAATAAAAACTTCACCATTATAAAATGTATTTCTTTTAAGATGTGAAAGTGTTACTCTTTTTTTTGTTTTAGGTTTGGTATAGGACTGTCCAGGAAGAAGATTCCACATTTTAAGAAACTCATACATTTTATGAGGTTCATTTTTAAACATCATAATGGTTTTAACTTTTTCACCAGCATCAGTAATGTTTTTATTGGTATCAGGATGCACCATTCTAATAGCATCTCTAAATGTAATTTCTGACATGATATAATCTCCTATTTAATTATAGGAGTATTATATCATTATTGGAAGGATTGTCAAGTGATATTATTTTAACTTTGATAATAATAGTGAACAAATTCTTTCATCACTATTCAACATACCAAGTTCTTTAAGTACATCATTATAATTTAATTTCATATACCCAATAGCATGACCAATGAACAAATTTTGTTCATTCTCAGTTAATAATTTAAAATCTTTAAAATCTATAATATTTTTTGTATATTGTAAAGCATCACTTAAATATGAATCCATTAAAGGTTTCTTAATTATAATGGTTGATGTATTTATTTTTTCAATTATCACTTTAAACAATAATGTAAATAAAATCAGTATATAAACTATGGATAATTCAACAAATGACAACATATAAATCTCCTTAATTAGATGGCGACGATACAGAAAATGGAATAGGTGGAGGTGGTGGAATAATAGGTGGTGGAATATTAGATTGCTCAGTATATCCAAGACCTCTTTCACCACTTAAACATTGAGATTGTGTAACTTCATCTCTTTGATATATAGGCTCACCAATGGTATTTTTAGCATCTAAGGCTGCTTTTACAATTATAGCTTTATTAATACCTTCTTCTGTAGCACACATACATAATTGGTCAAGTAGAACTTCTTTACCAAGTGAATATATCAATGTTAATATATCATATGGACCATATCCAATATCAACTGATAACTTCATTACTTCACATACAGGTACATTTTCATTTTTGAATAGTTTTGTATATGATTTCTCAAGTATAGAGAACTCATTTGGTGTATATCCAAGACCTGAGCTATTGCTTTGGATTTTACCTCTTCTAAGTTCTGATATAAGAGCTTCTTCACCATCAAAACCATAACATAATTTTGTATTCCATATAACATATAATGATATGAATAAGGACACTATAACAGCAATATTTTTTCTCATGCTATAACTTCCTTTTCTGGAGTAAACAAATTCTTAATCCTTGTAAGAAATACTCTTTGTGTAGGTTGATCATTTTCCCATGGTTTATTACCAGGTTGACCTGAATTCCAAATAAAAACAGTCTCAATTGGCTTTGCAATACTTTCAATTGTTGGTTTGACCCATTTTTTCATTATAACTTTCTCCTATTAAATTCTTTTTAATGATCCATCTGGTTTAACCCATAGACCAAAGTATTGTACTAATGGCCCAGGTTCATCATAGGATATATTATAATACTTTCTTACAGCATTTTCAATATCTTTTCCATATTTTTTTTCTATACCTACTAATGCCTTGACATTTGGTTCATGATCATCAATCAATCTCACTCTTCTATACTTACCTGTCATAAGATATTTCAATAATATTTTTTCTTTTCTTTCAGGTATTGTTCCACCTTTTAAATTTCCAGCCCTTTCAATATATGTTATTGATTTATCCATTTTGATACCATGATCTCTAAACTTGTCCAATACATCATCCTTATTATCAAAATCCTCTCTAGCTGTCAAGAAAATAATTCTACTTTCTTTACCTTTAGTCTCAATACTATTAATCATTTTTTTAATTCTACTTATAGTTTGTGGTATAGGTATAGATGTCTCTCTAAAGAATTTAGCATCCCTAAATTGTCCAAAGTCATATTCTTCATTATCTTTAAGCTTATATGAATTAAATTCTTGATTATCCAATTCAACCACAACCTTACCAGTAAGTGTATTCCTAACTAAAATCTTAGCAAATGTTCTAAATACAGTTTCATCAATATCAATGGCTGTTAATCCAGCACCATATGGAACTTTGGACTCATTTACATAATCTTCAAATATCAATTTCATTCTCCTATAGTTTATTCTTTAAAACAGTATAATCAATTGCTCTATCTCTATTAATATTCTTTTGCTCTTCCAAACTTTCTATTTCCTTATAACAAATATCTTTAATTTCAGCGTGTTTCTTTTGCTTCTTTACAAATAATTTAAATGAGTTACTACATATTTGTGTTATATAAGCAAATGGATTTTGACTTTTTTCAAGGTCAAAATTTTTAATATACTTTGTACATGTGTAAATTGCCTCTTGAACCATATCATCTTTCCATGTGTATGAGGACCAGTTAGGCTTTTTACTTAAATTAGTGGCTATCAATAGAAACATTTCACCAAATCGCTCTGATATTACTTTTGTTTCCTTATATTTTATAAGTTCCGATATTAATTCTTTATTGTTAACATAATTCATTTTATTCTCCCATTATAAATTTCATATAAACTCCACGATCATTTATACATTATAACATTGGAACATTATAAAATCAACTACTTAACTAACTTCTCTTGAAAATCTAATAGCGTGCCATTTAGCATCATTATCATCTTTTATCTTATAAGGTGTCTTTCTTTTTGTATCACGTCCTATATAATCATCATTTTTAATTTCCATACCTGGTCCAAATCCATATACAGCACGATGTGAATAACCATAATGCTTTCCATTTGGTGATTTACCACCACTGGCACCATTTTTATCATAGTCTGGATCACTTTCCAAACATAACCAATCTTGAAATCTACATATTGGTTTTTTATTAGCATATCTGGGTAAGTTGTCAAAGTCCCTATCTTCTGGTGGTATATCAGTCTTAAGGTATCTTAACTTTCTTCTAATTTTCATTCTATTTGTTTTTGGATTAAGTTTCTTAAACTTTTCCTTGTTAGCCATAGGAACTTGGAAATTAGTGTCAACATTTCCACCTGACACAACAGTTGATTCATACATTGGATCAATTATACTGTCACCAATAATAACATCATAAATACTTTTAAGATACTTTATAAATTTCATATTTTATCCTTCATACTTATAGGCCACTGTACTGCCAAATTTAGAATGTCCCTTTTTAAGTATATTAAATTGAAGTAGCTTTGAATCTTTTTTAATAAAACTCAGATCAGTATATCCAATAAACTCAAGTTCATCATCTTTTATATTAAACTTTTTAACAAGATACTTTATAGCTGTATCCATAATCTTCTTATCAACTTTTTGTATATCTCTCTTCTCATCCAGTTGTAATTTGAATAGTTCCTTATGATACTCATCCAATATAAATGATATATTATCTATTCTATCCAGTTCATCAGTAATCTTTGTTTTGTTTAAAAATGATTGAAATTTCACTATTACCTCTCTTTATTTTATAGTAAACTTATCATGTAAATTATAATTATGTTTATAATCTACTAAATAATACTCTTTACAGGCTAACATTATCTCAGAATTTGTAAATTCAAACTTATCAGTATAATTAGACTTGTTTAACTCTGCCATTATACTTTTTTTAATGAGAAGTTTATCCTCATAGGATGCACTATCATAATCAGTAGTGTGGATGATATTCCTTCTAATAGTGGAATATATTGAATATAAATCTATTACTTTATCACTATGTATGGTTTTATAATTACCAATTGGAAAAATAAGATATGGCAAACCATAAAAATCCGCTGTACCATAATCAAATGTGGCAAATACTGATTTACTTCTAGCTTTAACACCAAATTTTTTCTTAAACCACATATCAATTAAATTATGTACATCTATTGGTAAGTCAGTAGGACGTCTGTCAATTCTAGTATAGAACTTTTTAAAATCACCATTATAACTTCTTCTACCAGATAATAAGAATCTTGGTGGTTTTATTTTCTTCCATTCTTTTATAAATGATCCACAGTCACGTATTAATATATTATATACAACATCAATATCTATCTCTTCATTTAGGTAATTTTTAAATTTCATTATTTAACATACCAGCTATCTATAAGTTTATTCAAATATTGTTTATCATATTTATCCGTATCAAATAGATACTTATGTCCACTTGAAATCATTTCTTCTTTAAGCTCTTGACCTATGAAATTTTTAATTGGTGAATTAAAAAATGATGACATACCTTTATAAGCCTTTAAAATGATATCATCTGTTAATACTCCATCATCATTATCAATTATAAGAAAGGGTTTAAATTGTGTCTTATAATAGTTTTTATATTTCTCAAGTTTATTATAAGTATCAATGATAAAATCCTCATCAACCACTCTTTTTCTACTTCTATTTCTTTCTAATATAGTTTCAAGTTTAGCCTGAACCCATACCATACCTGTATCATAACCTATTGATTCTAATATACCTTTTCTTCTAAAAACAGCATGTGAGTTGGATGATGTTCCATCTATCCATAAAGGTAATAATGAATTGAGATATAACATAAGTTGTTCTTTAGCTAAAAGTTTAACCTTATCACCATACTCAGTCCAATTGACATTAGCACCTTTACCATAAAACTCAACCCAAGTATCTGTATTGACTACTTTAGTTCCAATACTACCTGATTTTATCTGTTTGATAACATAAGATTTTCCAGAAGCAGGGAAACCAGCCATGAAGCATGATTTAAGAATACCCTTATCATTAATACTCTCATTTAAATACTCTTTAAATTTCATATGTTATCACTTAGTCCTTTTAGTATCAACTCTGTATTCATACCATCATCATCAAGAACATAATACTCTTTACAATATAACATTATTTCATTTCCACTTTTTAATGCTCCTTGTAAATCACCCTTTCCATATGAGTTTGGTCTTATACCAGCCAAAAATCTCTCTTGGAAAATCTCTAAACCCATTCTAAATGAGTCCTGATTATATATATCTTTAACAATATTACTCCATATAATCTCAAAATTACTTATAGGAAAAATATAATATATAGATGAACCATATGAACCAGCAAATGATATATCAGATGTACAAAAAAGTGTCTGACTCCTAGCTTTTATACCAAACTTCTTATGAAACCAATTATCTAACCAGTTATGTATATCCATTGGTGTATCTATAGGTCTTCTATCCATTCTAACACTTAACTTTTTAAAATACCCAACATTTCTTCTTCCAGAACGTAGTAAGTTATAGTTACTAAAGTTTAATTTATTCAACTGTTTAAGATATGGCTTACAGTCCTTCTTAATTAAGAATGCTATTTCATCTGGATCACTGATACTTTCATTTAAATATTCTTTAAATTTCATTTTTTTCTCGTTTTTAATTCATTTTCAATCCAAGATTTAGCTATGTGGTTCACTACTTTCTCCTTGACTTTATTCATGACTTGCTTCCATACCTTGATAAATATATCCTCATCAGCATTATTATTATCAATGATGATGAAATTCTGACTACCAAAATAATTTTGGAATTTACCTATATTCTCTTGAACACCTTTCCACATTTTTTCTATTTCCTTTGGGTCAAGTTGCCTACTTCTTTGTAAATTTCTTTCTTGTGCAACATCCAAAGAAGTATTAACAAATATCATTATGGTATCATATCCCAATTTCTTAAGTTCATCAGATTGTTTTTTGATCTTACTGAAATCTTTACCTGTTCCATCTATAACTAACCCAAGACGACCATGTAAATAATTTTGTTTCATTTTGTTTGATAAGTCTTTTGCTTTATCTCTTATTTCTTGTCCCTTTGGTGAGAATATATTTTTAACATTTGGTTCTAAGTTGGCATCCTTTAACATCTTCTCAAATATATCATCAGAGTTTACAATTTTTAAGCCATGTCCACCTGTAACCTTTGAAGCCACATATGACTTACCACTTCCAGGTCCACCAGCTAGAAATATGGCTTTAAATATACCTGGATCATAGACACCTTCTGTTAGATACTCTTTAAATCTCATCAAGTTCATCCTCACCTTCTTTTGTAGCTTTCTTATGATCAGGATCAAGTTCCTTTAACATACCCTCAAACTCACCAACATGAATTTTCTCCTCACGAGCAACATCTAAAAATAAATCTCTAACATTCTTACTCTTACACTTACTGGCTAATTGTTGATAAAATGTTATAGCATCATATTCAGCCATTATAGCCAAATTTAACATTTGTGTATCGGAAGTGAATTCCTTACTATCAGCAAATCCTTCTTTTAATATGCTATTGATTTTATTGAGTAATTTTGACATTATTTTTCCTCTATACTATATTTTGTAGTAACAATGAATTTTCTACGTGGGTTAACCATAACATTTAGCTTTGACATGAATTCAACACATAATAAAATATGTGATCTATCACTTCTATCATCAAGAGTGAATATAACATCAGTATATAGGATACCAAGAAATTTAACATCTAATTTAATAACATATCTATCTTCCACATAGTCTCTTAATCCACCAACATTAACCTTTATAGTATCAATCAAATCACTTGTAACCTTTTTATCAAACAACCTCCAAGTAATCTTTTTATCTTTAACATTAATATCTTCCGCATGTATAACATTGTATCCGGTATTACCTGTATCAAACTTAGCTACCAAGTATCCAAATGGTTCAATTTCAACAACTTCTTTATATCCACATTCAATAGGTACAGAGAATCTATGTTTTGAATCATCAAAATGTTCTAATAATATTCCAATTAGATTTTCTTTTGTAGCAGATTCAATTCCTTCTGTTCCAGGAGATGAGTTGACTTCTAATATGTATGGTAAATCTTTCTCTCTATTCTTACCAGGTATGAAATCAACACCAACATATATACCATTAACAGCTTTAGCAGCAAGTATACATTGTTCCATTTCAAGTTCTGTTAATTTAAAGTTATCAACCTTACCACCACGTGAAAAGTTCGATCTAAAGTCACCCTCAATTACATCACGTCTCATAGATGCTATTATCTTACCACCAAGTACAAGGACTCTAACATCAAATTCTGTTTTGATATATTCTTGTAATAATAACTCAAGATTATCATCCTTGTATACCAATTGTACAATGGCTTCAAGTGATCTTTCAGATTCAATAAATATAACACCAATGCCTTTTGATCCTCTAAGTGTTTTAACTATGACAGGATAGTTACTATCTAATTTTTCTATTGCTATATCAATTGAATCAGCATTTGGAATTAATACTGTTCTTGGTTGATTTAATCCAAAGTCTTGTAATCTCAAGTAAGTTCTATATTTATCAGCACAAACATTCACTGTTTGTCTACTATTAACACAACAGATATTAGCCTTTTCAATTTGGGATAAAAGGTCTAACCAGCCATCTTTTCTTGTTATAGAACCACGAACAATAGCAACTGTATCTTTATTATCAATTACAAATCCCTTTGGATCATCAATATTATGTATTCTTCTTATTTCATCTTCATATGTTATATAAGCACCATCAATAAACACAATATATACATCATAGCCTAATCTCTCTGATTCCTCAACTATTCTTTTAGCTGTATGAAATAATTCCTGATTTTTAGGTTCATCTGATAATACTATAAATCTCAACTTATCATCTTTGGATTCTTTGGGTTTCTTCTTAGGTTCTTCTTTCTTAGGCTCTGGTTTCTTTTTAACTTCTTCTTTAACTTCTTCTTTGAAGTTTCTTATGGGCCAGTCAATAAGGCGTTTCTCAATCCTGTTAATTAACTTTGACATTAAAAAATCTCCCTATTTACCAAGTTTATATATTTTGTTTATCTTTAACTTCTTAGCTACTTCTTTAAACTGTGAGTTTAACCATTCCAATTGTTCATCATTATAATTGGTCCAGTTCCACTTTTTGCTCTGTTCAATAAAATCACTATATAAATTATCAAGTGCTTCTGAACTTCTTATAGTATTAAATCTCTTTTTAAACACATTCTGTAGAATGTATAACTTTGGATTATAGGTCTTTTTCTCACTAATAAGTATATCAATTCTATCAATAATATTCATTTTTTAGACACCTTACCTGGTTTAATTTTTTTATTACCTGATCTCCAGAATGTTTGACCAAAGTATTCATCCTTAATTGAAGCGCAGAATCCCTTGGCACCATCACCCATTTGATCTTCCATTTTTAATACACACGCATCAAACCAACCCTTTTCATCTGGTTTCTTATTTATGGATTTTGATAATGTCTCAACAAACTTTCTAACGTATGTTCTGCTCCATCCATTAGGATATTTCTTGAAGCCCATTTCAATAAGATATTCTTTAAATTTCATGCTGTTTTCCTTTTATATGTGTACTGAAATTTACCATTACTATTAATACCTTTATTATATACATACCAGTCTTTAAATCTTTTCAATAATATAGGCTCCATAAGTTTATATATATCTTTAAGACTCTCATATTCCGCTGTAAATCCAATGATATCTATATCAACACTCTCTAATAGTAACTCAACTGATTTTAACACACTAGCAAATACTTTACCAACATACTTTGGACTTTTTCTTTCCTTAAATATATCTATACCATCCCATGGATAAAATATAATAATAGCTGTTCTATTTCTAATAAGGGAATCAAAGTAATATTTTACATCATTTACGGTAAATGATGTTTTAAAATTATCTGTATTATTAATGATAGTCTTAACTGGTGCTGGTATATCAAATGACTCCATGACATTTATAAAGTAACTTTCTACTTGGTATTCCACATCAACATATTCTTTAAATTTCATGCTGACTACCCCTTGGTTTATATGAATCAAGTTGTTTATAAATCATTCTAACTATTTTATTTTGTGTTTGATTTAAACTTCTTTCTGTTCTGAGTCTCTTAATAATATAAGTAGTTTGTGACCACATTTTTCTTGCAAATTTATCACTTACTGAGTTTATATCTTGAAGGTTATGTAATCTATCAGCTAACTTTATAGTCAAAGCATTATCTGACATCTTTATCATTTTCTGTAGTAAATACTCTGGTTTACCAACCTTTTCAATTTCTTTTTTATCACTCGTAAGTTGTATAACCAAATCAGCTACTTCTTTATTAAACTCATTTTTGATTTCATTATAAGTTGTCTTTGTATCCTCCAATGTATCATGAAGGAAACTAGCAACCAATATAACAACATCTTTAATACCCATTTTACTTTTTAAAAATTCAAATACACCAGTAGGGTGAACAATATATGGTATTTTCTTATCACTTCTATACTGTCCTTTATGTTTATCTATAGCAAAGTTTATTGCTTTCTCTAAACTCATTTCAACTATTAAGTAGTTTTTAAATTTCATTTTTGTCCGTGATATAATTTAAATTTCTCACCATGTCTCTTATAAAAACCACTAATGCCAATATTAGCAGCCTTCTTTTTACCCATATTGGAAAGGTTCTTTATTGCTAATTTATCACAATCAGCTTCGGATGCTGATTTACCCAATACAAAATGACTATATTCATGGGCTTCTATGAAAAGAATTTCATCCTTAGATAACTTCTTAATAGCTTCACCATCCCATACAATAATTCTCTTATCTGGTACACCAATAGCTAACCCATAGTATTTAAACTGTGGCTCCCAGATTGTATAATCAGGATCATCCTTATATAGAACATGTACAGTTATAGAAGAGTCAAAAATACTCTTTCTTGTTTTACTCTCATATAGATAACTCTTAAATCTCATTTCTTTCCTGTGGTAAATAATATAATTTCATTACCAGTTGAACCATAATATGGTTTCCCTGTTGGTTTAAATCCCATGCGTTCTAATGGAATAATGGATGCTTTATTATTTGATCTCACTGTAGCAAATATTTTATCTTTATCAATATTCTTAAATAACATATTTGAAAGTTTGCTACCTAAGTTCTTACCACGATATAATGGTAGTACAACTTTCCATCCCATCTCATATGGATAATATTTATATAGTTCAGGCACATCAGCTTTCTCAAAACATGACACATGATAAGCTCTATCAGGTATTTTAATAGCTGAAATGGCTATTATTTTATCATTATCTATAGCAACACATAATAACTTAGCTCTTTTAATTCTATTTAATAATCCACTTGATGATACCTGTCCTTCTGATATTATTAACTCCTTTATAGAGTTAAGTTCAGATAGTGTAAAGTTATTAGGACTTGAGACTTTAAATGTTAAATCATTATATAGATAGTCTTTAAATCTCATTTTCCAAAATACTCCAACAATTTGGCATTATATTTGCTGCTAACGATATAATATTCCTTACAGTTTAACATGATTTCATTATTGTGGAATACTAACTTATCCATATATCCACTTTTATTAAGTTCTTCTAATATACTGAGTTTGGCCCTTTTTTTATTTTCATCGGTTAGTCTTTTCCATAGTCTTGATAAGTCTGAATGATAGCCATCTAAAATAGCAAATATAACTTCTTCTATGATAAGATATAGATCCTCAACTTTCTTACTTGATACAACACTATACTGACCTATTGGGAATATAAGGTAAAGATCACCATATCTATATGTCATATTTGGATTAAATGTGGTGAATATAGCATTATAGCATTACTTCTAGCTTTAAATCCGAATTTATTATTAAACCAAGTATCAACCAAATCATGTAACTCAATGGGTGTATCCACTGGTACCCTATCAACCCTAACCGTACCTTTTTTAAACATTGGTGATCCCATTATTCTCCTACCTGACATTAACCACTTACTTATATTGAGTTTCTTCCAATCATCAATAAACGGTTTACAATTTCTCTCAATCTCAGATATTATATTGTCTATATCACCATTTTCCTGAACTTTTAAATAATCTTCAAATCTCATAATGGATGAACAACCCAGTTTAGTTTATAATTTGGACTATCAATATATCCTGTAAATATAACATCAAATTCTGTGGTAACTTTTCTTCTTATCATATGTCCATATATAGATGGACTACCATCTATTGTATTTTCAATCACAACCTCAACAACATAACTTGATAAAGGTGGATTTATAACAACTGTAATATTATCAGCACCTTGAAATAGATTAACTGTTCCCTTTTGAACATTTGAACCCATATGATTAAACAAACTATCAACATATTGTTTTGTTGTCAAATGGAAAGCCATTGTAGGTGTAATACCTTCAACTGTTCCAGTAAATCCTCTTGAACCATCAACAGGTATATATTGTAAATGATCATCTTGATCTAATCCATTTAGTTCATTATGATCATACACTATTTCTATATTTAAGGCATTGTTTATTTCATCATCAACATATTTTTTTGTAACCAAGTGATCATCATCAGTTGGGTATATACCACTTATTGTACCAGTAAATCCTCTTGAACCATCTAAATTTGGATATTGTAAATGATCATCACTATCAAGGTTTCTTAAATGATTATGATTAATAATGAACAGACCTGGATCAAGAATAACCGCTTCACTACCAGAAACTATAACATAACCAGTTTGTGGTTGAGCAAAAGTTAGTAATAATGTATTATCATCAGTTGCTTCAATCTCAATTGGTACAATTTCAACATGTGAATCAGTGAAGCAATTAGCTAATAAATTCTTATTGTTATATGAGTGAAAAACATTCCATTCATATGATGGTATATTGAAGTTATATACAGTTGTATCATTGGATAAAACAGCATATCCTTGAGTTGGTTCACTAAAAGTAAATGCTATATGGGTGTCATCTACAATAGTGGCTGAATCAGGGAAAATTTCTTCATTTAAAGTATTGAATACATTAAATATAACATATTTTGATAAGAAAGTATGTTCAACTATCCAAGTATTTGAAGAGTTGAAATTATAATGTTCTGTTATACCATTAACAACAGCATAACCTTGAATATTCTCACTAAAGAAAGCAATAGCTGTATTATTATTTGTAAGTTGTAATTTCTCAGGTTTTACTTGTCTATTGGTAAACTTTTCATAGAAATCTATTACAACATATCTATCATTAAAGTTATGGTTTATAACCCACTCATTTGTTTTATGATCTATTGTATGTATTTGTAACTTTTTTGTATGAAATATATTAGCAATTCTTTCATCCACATATTCTTTGGTTGCTAAATGAAAATCTTCAACAGGTGTTTTACCTTCAATAGGATTCTCAAATCCTCTTCTAGAGTCTTTATGAATGTATTGTAAGTGATCATCTTGATCAAGATTCAATAAGTTACCATGGACAGTTACAATATTTGATATAGCTGTATCAATATAATTTTTAGTAGCGAGATGGTTAGGTAAAGTTGGGTCAATACCACCTATAGTACCAATGAAATTTCTTCTACCATCAATATGTGTATATTGTGTATGATCATCACTTGATGGACTTACATGGGCATTAAATCTACTGGTGAGATTAGCAAGGTCAGCTATAATACTTATATTGGCAATAGCATCATCAATATATGAGTATATAACATTCTGAATTTGTAATATATATTCTTCAACCCAGCCTTTAGTAGTTAGATGTCCTGGTAGAATTGGACTAATACCTTGAACTGGTCCTGTAAATGGTCTAGTGCCATCAGCAAGTGAAAATTTATCAGCATCTAAGCCATCAAGTTTATCAGCATTTAAATTAGCAACCCTAAGGGTGGAATCAACAATAAATGGTGGCTTTCTAGCACCATTTATTACAGTCAATTGACCTTGAACAGTTGTATTATTAAGGGTAACTCTTCCATCAGTTTCAATGGTGATAACACTACCATTGGATGATATTAAGTTAATTGGTTGGTTTTCAATTGCTTTAATTTCACTGGTTTGGAGATATTTACCAAGTTGTAATATAATGTTATCAACAAAGTATTTTTGTGATATAAGAATCCATCTTTTAAAGTTAATGGATGGGTTAACAGATGAATCAATGTCATCTGGTTTAATAATAAATGGTGCATTTTCATCAAGATTGGAGTCCGCATCTAAAATATAGAAATATACGTTTAGGTTATCACTTACAATAGCGACATCACCATCTTTAACAAAGTTACTTGGTATACTATCTAAGGATTTATCTAGTCCACCAGTTAAACCAATTGCACCAAATATTCTACTAGGCGTTATCATTATTGTCGCCCTCCAATATTATCTTGTAAATGCTTTTCAAATTCTTTTTGCATTTTAGCAAACTCATCATTTACTCTATACCATTTCTTTTTAATATCATTAAGTTGTTTATTACTGAGTTTTTTAAGATCATTTGGTATAATGCCTTCATTTAGACATAGAGCAAACTTATATTTTCCCTTATAACATTCTCTAAGTGTGTTATTTGACTTAGTTAATATTGAGTTTATATCAAGTGGTATGTTATATTTTTCTTTTACAAAGTTCACAATGTTTATATATTCTGTATTAGTATCAACAAGTTTAATTTGTAAGGAACGAAAAGTTTTTATCTTATCATCTTCAAGTAAATAATTTTTAAATCTCATAATTAAGTCCTTACCTTTATTAATAATTCATCAGTTGTTGTAACAAATACTTTTATATTATTGGCATCAATTGATTCAATTGTGACATTAACAATATTATTAGTTACTGTATTCCACACTGTTATAATTGGAAATCTCTCATTAAGATTATGTGTTATAACCTTTGACCATCCAACACTTTCTGTATACCAAGCTGATACCAATTCCTTATATTTATCAACACCATGTAAGTCAACATATTCTTTAGTTGCTAAATGGCTCGGTTCTATAGGTATTATGCCTGATATATTATGTGTAAATGATCTTCTACCATCTATATGAACATACTGTAAATGATTATCATATTCAGTGTCTATTAATGTGGAATGGGAGAAAATATGGGTATCAACATAATCTTTTGTAGTTAAGTCATCACTTTCAATAGGTGTTTTACCCTTAATTGGATTCCTAAAACCTCTTCTACTATCTATGTGAATATATTGAACATGATCATCACCCATGGATGAATTTGATATTCTATTATGATCAATTACAATGTTTGATATTTCATTATCAACATAATGTTTGGTTACTAAATGATTATCAAATATTGGTGTGATACCCTCAATTGGATTAGTGAATCCTCTTGAACCATCAACTAAGATATATTGAGTATGATCATCACCAAGTAATCCAGTTAATGATCCATGATCACCTTCAATGATAAAAGGTGGAACATTAGGTCCACCTTCAATAACATTACCTGTTATAACAGCATATCCTTGAGTTGGCTCATCAAATAATACTGTAACTGTATTGAAATTTGTTAGTATTACATCTTTTGGTTTTATCTCTTTATCATCTGTCCCATATACATTAACTGATACATATTTGACACCAAAGTTATGATTTAAGGTCCATGTTGCGGATAGACCATGTGGTAGGAAAATATTACCAGCATTACCCATTTCGATGATTTTATCATTGATTAGGTTAAGATTATTTTGTATAGTTACAAAGTTGGAATCAATATCTTTAATGACTTTATTACTAATTAACTTATTGAAAGTATTATCATTTAATGTTCTATTGAGTGGTTGTATACCATGTGGAAGGATATCAAATGAGGATTCAACATGGTCATTCCATTTTTTACCAAGTGAGTTACTAATTAGTTTATTTGGAAAGGTGTTTGTATCAAGTTCATTAATTATTTCAATACCATGGATAGGGAATCCATGATCTTGAACAACGTGATTTCTATGTTGTTCCCATCTATAAGCTAGTTTATTACTAATGACTTTATTTTTAGCTGTTGATAATGGATCAGTTTCATCAACTTCAACAACATGTGGGAAAATATCAATCCAGTCTATTTCACCAAGTGCTACACCTGGTTTTTCCCATTCGAGTTTAAATTTCTGACCCTTTTGATATCCAAATTCTTCTGCGGCATCACCAATCCAGAATTCAAAGTAACCCATATTATTTGTTATAACTTGAGGAGCATCACTTGACTTACTGGAACCAAACTCATCAAAATATACATTAGCAGGTGCATCTGTTCCGGCAAGATAAACACTTATATTAGCATCAGGTATTGGTTGACCCTCACTATTAATTAGAAACTGCCAATAATGGAATCTTGACATTATAAACTCCCCTTTGTAGTATACTTATTTACTTTATATTCAACTCTCATCTTTACACCCATAGGTTTATGTATCTCCCCACATTCAGTATAGATCAAAATGTTACTATTAGAGTCATATATTCGCATTTCTCTTATAGTTAACTCTATATTCTGAGGTAAATCTATTATCAAATATAAAGCTTCATCATTCTCATAAGAACCTGTAACTCTACCTTTATAATCATGGGTTTCAAATTTATCTATAATAGAACTTACTTCATAATAGGGTAATAAATATGTTACTTCACCATCAATTATAACCCTTTCTAATAACATATCAGCAAATAATGGATTACCAACTGATACTAATATGGCATATCCATTAACAGGTTCCTCAAATGTTATCTCACATCCATCTATATCTAAAAATTCTATCTTACTTGGTATAATTTCATTATTATTTATATCAAAACAACTTATTAAAATACCCTTATAACCAAGATCATGATTTATTGTCCACACTGTATTAACTGATGATTGTAAATATACAAGGTCAGGTTTTGATATATTAGCCGCTCCTGATAATGTACTAGTTACTATATACTCATCATTCATTAACTCAACACTATCAGAATAAATTTTCTCACCCAACTTATTGAATTCTATATATAATTCTTTTTGAGAAAATTGATGTTTTATTCTCCAAGATTCATCTAAATCATCTATTTGTAAAATAGTTTGGTCTGGTTTCTTCACCAACATAAAACCATTCAATGGTTCAGCAAAAGTAACTCTGATATTATCACTATCAACAAATATAATATCAGATGGTACCACTTCATTAAATGTCATGTCATAACATCTAACAAGTAAATGATCAGCATTTAAATTATGATTGATTAAAAATGATGTGAAGTCACCACCAAACACTTGTATATGGGCATTTGGAACAGATATAGTGAACTTTGAAACACTAGATAATACATTTGTGTTATATCTATCTTGATCACCTGGATATAAAGCACTTACATTACCAGTTAAATCAACCTCTGGTTTTAATAAAATCTCATATTCTGATACCTTATTAACCGGTCTAAGCTCTTCCCATTGATATAATAAACTACTTATAATACCACTTGATAATATCTTATTATACTCAATAGGCTCCACTGAAATGTCTAATGTCACATTGTAGTATGGTGTTAATATATAATTCTCCATACCACCTGATAGTGGAAATGAACCAGTATATTGTTCTGTATATAAAACACTTTGAAGGTTAGTAGGTAAAACATTACCACCTGACGTTGGTACAGTCTCAAATATATTTCTATTTAACCATTTATCATATATATATAATTGATTCTTTGTGCCTTGTGTTAACACTTTCCAAGCAGCATAGAATGAACTATATGAACCTTTTCTCTTAAGATATTGTGTTAGTTCCCTTATAAATTCTCTTTGATTAAGTGTACTTATAGCTTGATTATCAACATTAATGTTATAAAATCTAGCAAGATAACCAAGAAACTTCTCATCAACTTCATATGGATCAATCATTGACCAAATATTCTTAAGTAAGTTATAAGCCTCTTGATATACTCTATCAAATTCCACATTTATAAATTCTTTGAAATTTGGTGTTCTTTGATGATATGGAATAGCTAACTCCACAAAGTCCTTCATACCATAAAATTCTATATGATATTCATCATCATGTTTGTGATAAATCTGTCCAAAATATAAGAATTGCTTATCGGTATTAACATAATTCCTTATAACAAAATCTTCACCCCATAAACCAATAAAATAATCCCTAGCATAATTGATCAACCAATCATGGAATTGACTATCTTTTCTAAAGTAAATCTCTTTACCATTAATATCATCTGGATCAAACTCAACAGTTGGTGTATATACCTCAAAGTAAAAACTATTACCTGAAACTGTTTCTGTTAATGTTGATCCATATTGAAATGGCAATGTTATATGCTTATGAAAATTGAAGAAGTTACCATTCTTATAATTACCCCATGGAGGTGTAACATTGATTTGTCTGAATCCAAAATCATTGTCTTTAACAAATAACTCAATTATTCTACCACCACGTGCTATAATTGTCTTACCAGCACCCCATAAATATGATGCTTGATAAGAATAATCCACCTTCTTCTTTGAATATGATCCTTCAACAGTTTCATACTCAAAATTCCAAATTATACTATTATAATCTCTGAACTCAACACTATCCCAATCAGTAAATATAACGGGCCATAAAATCTCAATCTTAGACTTTATATCTTCTTCAAGTTGTATATTAATTGTTTCAAGATAATGATCAATTAAAAAATATGGTGAATCTGTGAATTTTCCCATTATGGATTAAGCCTCATTTATAAAAATGCACATGTCTTTTGCTAATACAGGAAATTGTGTCAAACCCAATTTTATCGGCTTTAGTAAATTATCATATCTAATATCAAACTCATTTACTGTAAACATTGGAAAATTACCATCATCATTAAACTGATATATCTCCATTGGATCACCATAGTTGGACTTTGTTGTATATAATGCTATATCCCTAAATGTAAAGTTCTGAATACCCTTTACATTATCAAACTTATTAGTTGGTGATGTGATTGTTGTATCAAGTATAAAATTGTGAATCTCTCTAAAATCTATTGTATCCTGAAATGATCTATTTGACCAATCAAAATAGTATTCCAACTTGAAATATACAAGATTTGGAACAACAAATATCTCATATGTACTTAGAATTTTCTTTGGTTCAAGATAATTCTTTAGATCAGTCTCAAATACAGTATTAAAATCAATAGGTACCTGTATTTCTTGATTGATATCTGGTACCATTGGGTCTATCCATTGCTTACCAGACATTGGTATTGTATAAGTTGTCCAGTCTTTAGGTATAACTGATATATAAACCTTATTATAATCATATACATTATTGTAATTAACTTCCTTCTCACCCCAAACATTTGCCTTTATTATATCTGATCTTTTTTCAAGATCACCAATATAATCAGTCTTTGTAACATTTCTGCTTTGGGAGTTTGCTATCTTCTTAGAGTTCTCTTTAATTTGAAGAATTGTCTCTGGATCAGAACCATTAATTGAAGCTGATTCATTAATATATCCAACTTGTGTACCAGTGAATTCTATATTTTTGGTTATGTTTTTAATAAATGGTGTATCATTTATAACCCAGTTTCTATCAACTAAGGATGGAACATTCTCTCTTAAAATGGAATCCTGTCCAATATCTTTTGAAAGTATATTGGCTCCAAGTGTACCATTAATACCAAATGATTCTAATAAGATAGCTCTAATTCTAGCTTTGGAGTTAGGCATATTTCTAGCTGTGGAAAATTGAATGTTATATCTACCATATTTGTCATATACTAACTTATAAACATTATCATTTATTTCAAGACCGGATAATTCATCATAGAAATCATTTACTCTTATCCATGGTTCTTCATTAACATAAACAACCAAAGAAGGTGAATTGTCATTATATGGATATATACCCATATCAATACTTTTGAATGGTAATATTATTGATCCATCAATAATATCATCACCACTATATACAACAGTGAATGGAATACCTTGTTTCATTGGAATCAAGAATGAATATTCATCAATGTTACCTGATAATGGAAGAGTAATTGTATGTGGTGCTGTGGTTGAATACATTATTAAATCACCACTTGTATTACTTTGATTTGTACTCAACTGATACCATGCTGGAATATATAATTGATCACCTTCTTTATAGAACTCTTGGGATTGGTCATCATTATATCTTTTAACTGTTACTTTTAAATCAATATCCGCTGATATATAACCATTTGGTTGATAACCTCTTTGTGATACCAGACTATGTGTTGTTTCATAAAGATTGGCCGTGTCTGGATAAACATTTTTAGCCACCTCATTAACATAGAATGTTGTTAAGTCACCAAGATATGAAACAAGTTCAAGGAGCATCGTAATGTTAGCTCCCTCATAGTTGTAATCCTTAAAGGTATCAGTATTTCTCATTAAGTTGATTAGTCTTTCCTTCATGGAAATAAAATCAGCCTCAAGATATCCTGGTGTTAAATGTATATTATCACTCATTTATAAAATTCCTTATTTATTGCATCACTAATGTCTCATTAACATTAAATACTTTATCTTCAACATCACTTTTCAATCTAAACTCAAGGCTTATATCAATTCTATTGTTATCTGGATCACTTTTAGCTTCAAGTACATTAATATAAATTCTATCTTCCCATAGTTTAATAGCATTTAATAACATACTTTCCAAATGAGAAAGTGATATTCTATCAATTTGTTCAAATAATAAGTTATATACAGGCATAGCGAAACTTGGAACCATTCGTCTGGAACCCTGAAATGTCTTAAAGATATTTCTAATGCTATTCACAACAGCATCAATATCAAGATCAGCTTTAACATCACCGTCATGTTGTTTCACTAAGTTTATATCAATGTCTTTCCAAGTCATTTATTATCCACCATGTAATGTTCCATTAACGGTTAAATCATCATTAACTATTAAATTGTTATCTAATACTGATCCATTCTCATTAACACTTAATCCACCAGCTACAACGGTTAATGTTCCTGTAATAGTAACATTACCATTCAAGGTTATATCTTTAGCATTAATTGTTTCACTTTTGGCATTAATAGTATGTGTATTGCCAATGTTTTCTATCTTATTATTACCAATGTTTTCTATTTTATTATTACCAATATCCTCTGTTATATTTATATTAATTTTTTCTACTTTATCCTGATTAACAAAGTTTGTCTCACTCTTCATAATTGATGTGTCAAGATTTCCACCAATTTTAACTTTCTTATTATCATCAACGAGTTCAAATTTGTCCTTGGCATTTCTTATAACAATATCACCCTTTGGACCTATCTCAATATATGAATTTGATGGATGATATATGTGAATTCTCTCTTGACCTGCTGTATTATCAACTTCAATTGTTATACCAGAATGTGTTGAAAAGACTATGTTATCTGGATACTTTGCACCATAATAAGGATCAGGTTCATCCCATGTTATATATGGATCAGTTGTTCCAACATTCTTAACCTTCTTATCTGTTTTACTTTTAACAATTGTATCACTTGTGCCATCACCTGTAGCTAATTTGTGAATGTCACCATCTCCTTTTTGATTTGGAGCATGTGGGAAACTTTTAGAGTCTGTTGGATACTTTTCTTCTGGATCAGTAAATCCAGAGTTACCCTTACCTTTAGATGAAGATTCTGTCTTACCTGGTAAACTACCCATATATCTTGGTTGCATAATATTACCATCTTCAAAGAATACAAGAACTTGGGAGCCTTGTAATGGCACAGTCCATAATCCAAAACCGGAAGTTCCACCTTCAACAAGTGAAGTAACAGGCTGGGCCCATGGTAAATGATCCGTTGGTATACCTTCTGTTTGTGATTGGGTCTTTATACCAGTATGAACTCCAAATACTCTTATTCTACATCTACCTAATTTCTCTGGATCATTTCTATCTTCAACTATACCCCTAAAGAAACCTAACAGTATATTATCTTTATGCTTTAAATCTGATATCTTATTTTTCATCTTATCTGATTAACTCCATCATAAGCATTTTTAATCAATACTAACTTTTGATTAAAGAATGGCACTTGATCTTTATAAAAATAATGTATTACAGACTTAACAAAATATCTACCAGTAAAGTTTTGGTTAACTTGTCCACTTTCATTTGAGGGCCATTCAATTTCTATAACACCACCAGCTTTTCTCTTCTCATGTCCCTTGACATATAATATAAAAAGTTGTTGAATGGAATACTGCTTTAACCAATTACTATAATACATATTATCAATGAAATCCTCTCTGCTCTCACCTGTCTTAATAAATCTCTCTTGACCTGTTATGCTTGGATCAAGTAAAGGATATTCATAGTCACCCAAAATACTATCTTTGAATTTCAATCTACAATCTTTATAACTATATGATTTTATTATATTTTTCTTCTTATTAAAGTCATAACCCATTCTATATCCACCAGAGAGTTGTTGCATTGAGCTATTATCAACACCTTCTCTTTCAAATGACATAATTTTATTATGAAGGAATGTATTAACTGTTGAAAACCAATACTTATTATTATCACCTGTATTTGGCTCCATAACTTTAACAGTTTTATTCATTATGGATGGAAGGGTTACTAAATTATAACCATCAGCGTTCTCAAAACAAACATATCCAGGCTTACCAGAACTAATACCAGAAGCTCTTTCCATAAGGTACTTAAAGTTTTCTGCTGGTGATTTTAACCCGGTATAAAAATTATCAATTCTTTCTTTAGATGCTTCAAATGTTTTGAATTCTCCACCAACCATGTGTTTCATTATATGTTTCATTATATCAGTGATAATTGAATCTTTAAATGATCTTGAATATTGTTTGAAGTGCCATTGATAATACAATTTGGATACAAAAGTTATTTCAAATACATTATTCTTTTCGAGTTCACTATGTGATGGACTGTGTTTATCAATCTTATATATTAAAAACTCTTTTGTAACACTATCAGATTCTTCTATACCATAAGTTATAGTAAGTTTCTCATCATGGTATCCCCAAATGTTACCCTTTTCCATAATACCAGAGTGATCAGTAAACTTTATTTTACCACTTATACAAAATGAGAATACATCTTCAATGAAATATAGGTGTTCAATGGCTGTTGTATCAATAATAAAGTTATTACCTTTAACATCTGTTAACAATATTGATAACATATTTGTATTTACAGGAACAGACATTATAGTTTACTTATCTCCTTAAGTTTCTGCATAACATCACCATAATATTCTTTCTTGAGAATTTTTATTATCATACCAGGATATATATCTTCATATGGATTGATAATATTATTGGTGAAACATACTAACCACCATAACTCAGAAGTTTTATACCAATGGGCTGATATATTATCCCACCAGTCATCATTATCAATAATGTAGGTATTATAATAATCAGGATTATTCAATATAATGTCTGGTATTGTGTGGTTTTTGAATATATTAAAGTAGTAATTTGATTTATCATCTTTAATAGCATTAAACATATGAAGTCTTGAATCATTTGATAAGCCTGTAACAAATGTTTCATCTTCATTGTTAATTGATTGTTTTAATTCTATCATTTTACTCCTTATTTAACAACCATTCTTTGATTATATAAATCTCTATCTTTAGAAATTTTACTATTGGTTCCTTTTGATGTTGAATCAAATGAGTTTCTATATAAGGGTTCAAGCTCTTGAAATGTAACTGTTAAGTCACATTTAGATGGATAACCACTTCTATATGGACCATACCATGATGGTTGGACAGAAGTTATAGCAGCATATTGAATGTATATAAGATCGGAATCTATAGTTTCAACTGTTACAATATATGGTAAATCAAATTCATTACTGGAAAGTTTTTCAGCACAAGAATACTTTTGTAGTCTTCTAACAGGTTCAAATACATCATCTTTAGTTGAGCCTTGATCAGCCAAAACAAATGTTATATCCAATAATCTTCTAGTTGAATCAATATATGTTGTAGGTGTATCCATTTTTTGTGTTACAACCTTTGTTCCACCTCGAGTAAGCTCATATAAACCTTTCTTAAGATCATTGAACTTTTGAACAGCTCTGGTACCAAGTG